CGTCAGCTCCAGCAGATCGCTCCCCACTTCCAGCTTCACCAGTCCACTCCTGAGCCCGGTCACGCTGACGGGGCGCGATGCCGGGAAGTGCTCTATCACCTCCAGCTCTCCGCTCCCTGCTCTGCGTAGCTGGTCTTTTTCGATCCAGCGCTCGACGTGATCGTCCACAATTCCGGGTTTAAGCCCCGTAATGTCTGCGAGTGCCCGGCGATTGATGCGTCGGTCGGTGTTGCGCAACTCAAGAATCGTGGCCCAGATCAAGTGCCCATTCGCAAAACGGTTCTTTTTCTCGTTTCCGGCATCAGTCGCGGCAATGTCAGTGGTGGTCATGGTGTCGGTCCTCCGGTATCATTCGAGTGCTCAGGTCGAAAGACTGGGAAGGCCCGCCACGTGCGGGCTTTTCTCTTTCATGGGTCGGGCGAATCTAGGAATTCAGCCGCTCAATGGTTCTCGCCAAGAGATCCATTTCGTCCAGCTTCTCTTGGCGCAACACCGCACGGTCGCCATGGATGCCGCGCGGGCCTGTGTGGCAGGCGGGGCAAAGGGCAATGGCAAGCCAGTTCTGCGCCCGCTGTGCCATGCCCTGGCCTTCGCGTGCGTGGTGGATATGCACGCCGTGGGCGCCGCAGACAACGCAATCGAGCTGCGCCACGCGGTCCAGGTAGCGTTTTTCTGAACGGGTTGTCATTGCTCGCCCTCCCACGCCTTAAACGCCACGCCGCTCTCCGCGCCGAAGGCGTAAAGCCACTCGACGAAAGCGCGCGCCAGCTTGATCGTGAAGCTGCGAGACTGGATGCCCATCAGCACCACTTCGCCGCGCAAGCCCCGGCCCATGCGCACGTCGCCAAACTTCGCCCATTCAGCGGCTAAGTCGGGATCGTTGCGCGTATCGATGCGGAACGCGCTTATCAGGATGCGTTTTGCGTCCTCGGCGTCAGCCAGGTCGCCTCCCAGTTGCTGGCTGATCTGCGCAATCAGGCTGTGAAAATGCCGGTTGTGGTTGTCGCGCCGCGTCTCAGGCTCTATGCGAAGCAGCAGGCGGTGCCCAGCAATGAGCCAGGGCTTTGCGTGGGTAAAGGCGTGGTCACATGCCTTGCGCGCCTGCACGGGCTCGAATAGGGGTATGGCGAGGCGCTCAGCCATGGCGCCCCCACCTCACGAAAGCCCGGCGCACCAGATAGCCACGCGCCACACTGGCAACCGTGAAAATCGCTGTAATTTGCAGGTTATGGCCGAAGGTGACAGCATGGCCGTAGGCTGGCAGCACCACGGCGGTGATTGCCAGCGACACGACAAAGCCGATGGCGATGCTCAGGCACGTCTCGGCAAGGCTGGAAAGACGGGATTGGCTCATGCCGTTACCTCCACTTTCACCATGCCGCCAATGGTTTCCGCTTTGGCGATGCTCAGGCTCCAATGCTTGTCATCCACCCCCAGCACATCGGCCAACCCATCCAATCCGCTTTTCATGCGCGCAAGCATGTTGTCCAGGTCGAAGGCGCGGCGGTTCGGCGGGTAGAACAACAGCGAGACATGCAAGCGCTCGGCTGTGATGGGCTTGACACCCTGCGCCACGGCCTGCCAGGCGCACTCTGCCCGGTAGGCTTTCTTGGCACGGGCCAGCTTCGACCAGTGCAGGCGCTGGTTCGGGCTTAGGGCCGATGGGGGCCATGGAAGGGTGATGTTCATACCCCTACTCCCCACTCTTGCGCGGTGCGGCTGATGACAGCATGGCCTGCTTCAAATCCGCAGCGATGCCCTGCCACATGCCTGTTTCGCATCGTTCCATCTCCTTTGCTCTGCGCCATGCGTAATCCTTGAATCCTGGTGTTTTTGCCAACTTGATGAGGTGGGCTAGTGCTTTGTCGTAAACCGTCATCCACCTGTCTCCCTGTAGTTACCATCTCTTAATCCCTATCTGCCCTTTGGTGAGCAAGACCTAGCCATTCCTGGCACGGCCTTCACATGTCTGCCCTTCGGAGCCGCCATGACCCGCCAGACGCTCGGGGCAGGGGCTCTGGCTTCGCCACCCCTTGCTGTATCTCAGCCCCTAATCCCACAGTTCAGCTATCCCCTGGCGCCTGTCGTTAAACCATTACCGACGCATCCAGGCGGCACGCTTTAGGCCCGTGCAGGCCCGCTATTTCCTCTAGCGGCGGCGCACCTCCATCAGCAACTGACACACAGCAAACAGCCCGGCGCGTGCATGGAGGTCGTTCGCGTCCTCGCCCATCACGGGGCTCATGCAGTACGGGAGGCCAGTTGCTTGTGCGGATTTCTCGCCAGTGCCAGACTTGTCGTGATCTGCAAAGACGTATGCGCGGCCCTTGAGTTGGGGCGCGATCAATTCGAGGTTGTGTGCGCTGAAACACACCAGCACGGAGGCCCGCAGGCCCACGCTACGCAGCGCGGCGAAGATGGATAGGCCCGTGGCATGCCCTTCGCACAAAATCGTCTCTGGCGCGGTTTTGTCGCCCATGCGGAACACGGCGCCCTTTGCGCGCATTCCGGGATTCATCTTTTTCGTGAACGTGCGTGTCTCTTCGTCCCAGCGAATGACTTGCACGCCCTGCACGTTGTTCGTGATCAGGTGCCGCATGGGAATGAGCAGCGCGCCATCCTCGGAAACAAGCCCCTGAGCGTCTGGAAAGCCCTTGCGGTGCAGGTAGTCGTGCACATTGGGCGAAGCGCTGCGCATCATCTCTGCGGCGCGTACAGCGGCCCGCTGGTAGTCCTGCTCCTGCGATGCCTGCGCGGCCTGGCGCTTGGCCTTCCACGCGGCCTTTTCCGCTTCGGTCCAAGGGGTCGCCTTGTCGTCGTGGAACCATTGCACGCGGGCTTCGCCAGCCCAGTTCCATACCCACCCGCGTTCGCCATCCCAAAAGTAAGCGCCGTTCTTGGCCTTGGGCTTTTCGGTCGTGCCGCAGCGCTTGATGCGCTCGGATGCGTACAGCTTTGCCGGGTCGATTTCGACACCGTGGGCTCTGGCAAATGCAATGAAGCTCATGCAGCCCGCCCGCGAGAAAATGCCACGTTCAGGCTGGTGATCTTGTTCTGAACGTTGCGCGTGATTTCCGTGTTCGGCGTGCTGGCGAACTGGTAGCTTTTAGGCGGCGGCGAACCGATGATCTTGTTGAACAGGTGCCATGCGCGGCCCGCCTGCTTTTCTGGCGCGCTGTGGGCGCGTGCGTAGGTGCACAGTTGCGCCCACAAGTGCGAGTGATCGTCTGCCAGATTCTTTTTGCCCAGCATCACTTCCTGCATTTCGCCCGGTACAGCTTCCACTAAGGCGGCGGCTTGCTTCTCGAAACCGCAAGACATGCAGCGCTTTGCAAAAGGCTTGAAACCGCACGATGGGCACCCCTTCGCTTCAAAGTCCTCGGGTTCCTTGCGGATGGCCTTATCCAGCTTCTCGCCCATGTCCAGGGCATCCAGGCCGTCAAAGAAAATGCCGGTGTAATCCTCGGCAAAGCGGGTGATGTTCCCGGAGTGATCCAACAACAAACAATCCTTCTTGCCGGTGTCTGGCGAAGAGCGCAGGCCACGGCCCCACATCTGGATTGCAGTGGAAAGGGACTTGCGAAGGGGGCGGCAATCCACGACACACCCAACGTCAGGCACATCAAAACCCTTGGCAAGTGCCTCGACACTGATAAGCACGCGCAGTGCGGAATCGCGCTTGCTGTATTCCTTCAACAGCAATTCACGCTCTGCTGCGGTGGTTTCGCTGGTGAACACTGCGGCCATCACGCCAGAGTCAAGGAATTGGCGGGCCATTTCCTGGCAATGCTTGATAGTCGCGCCGAACACGATGGTCTTGCGGTTCTCGCCAAACTTCACCCACTCGGAAACCACGTCGCCAATGATCTCCATGCCGCGCTCTTCGGCTGCGCTGTCCGTCCATTCGCCGCCGGACGTTGCGGCGCCGGTCATGTCTGCACGCTTGCAACTGAACACCCGCATCGGCACCAGCACGCCAGATTGCGTGAGGGCGTGCATGGTGGTGGCGTTGATCAGGTTCGTGAACAACTTGCCCAGGCCGGGAGAAAACGGGGTTGCAGACAGGCCAATGCAAGCGGCCTTTGTCGTCTGGATGAACTCAGTCCACACCTTCAATTGCGTATGGGCTTCGTCAATGATGATGACGTCAGCGTCAGGCCAGTAGCCACGCTTTGCCAATGTCTGCGCGCTGGCGATCTGGTACGGCATTTCCGTATTGCGGCGCCAGTGGTTCGCCTGCACGATGCCGTGTGCTGCAAGTCCGTAGGCGTCTGCCGCCTTGCTGGTCTGGTTGATCAGGGTCGTGCGGTCGCACAGGAAAACCACCTTTCGGCCCTTCACCAGCGCCTCATGCGCGATGCGGTGGCCCAGGTACGTCTTGCCCGCACCGGTCGGGGCCATGATGAGTTGGTTCTTGTGGCCTTCCCGGAACCCCTGGCGCAGAGATTCATGCGCGGCCTGCTGGAACGGGCGCGGATCAGGGAACGACGTGCTTGCGTAATTGGGCGCATCGTCAAACAGGCGAGACATGACGGCGCTCATGCTTCGGCCTTCAACATCTTTTCCAGCTTGGCAATCTGGCGATCACGCGACTTCACCAGCGCGATGGCCTCATTGCAGCGGTTCATGTAGCCGTCCCGCGCCAGCTTCAATTGGGCAATCTCGGCCTTGAGTTGCCTATTTTCCTCGGCCAGCTCTGCCAGCGGCTCATTGGAATCAAGCAGTTTTGCCACCAGGGCGCGATCTGCTTCCTCGGCTGCTACTTGTGCCGCGATTTCCTCGGCGCTTGGGCCATCGTCCTCGGGGGTTTCTTCGGGCGTGGCCTTGGGTGTCGGCTTGTGGATGGCTGCGGCCTGCTCTTCCTTGGGCAGCTTGGCGATGGCTGCGGCCTTCTCGCCTCCAATCTCTCCACGCTTTACAGCTTCTACAACTTCCGGCGCTGCCTTCGTCTGGATAGCCTTTGCCTGCTTGATCGTGCGTTCGGATACGCCAGCAATTTGCGCAAGCTCCGCATTCGTTTTGCCAACCGGGCAGGCACTGCCCGATTGGGAAAGCGCGGGGTTTCCAGCGGGCCTCCATGCATAGACGGCGGTCACCGCAAGACCCAACTGAGCCTGCGTCACATGGCGGCGGGCCTTGTTCTGTGCCAGAACAAAATCACGCGGATCAACATTGCCCAGCTCGACAGCAGGGCAGTGCATGCCCAGATCGTTTGCAGCCGTGTAGCGGTGCCATCCGTCAATCACCATGCCCTCAAACAAGGTGATCGGGTTCTGAACCCCGATGTTTTCAATGCTGTCTTTCAGCGCCTGAAAGTCATCCGCGCCAATGGCCGGGAACGCTGCGCTCAATGGGTGCTGCTGGTACATGGTCAAAACTTGGGTTTGTGTGTGTCGTACTGGTCTACCCACATCGCCAGACGCACAGAGCGCAGGCGAATGCAGGAGCGGATGAAGCGGACGATGCGGGCATCACTGCACCCCACTGCGGCTGATGCGCCGGGTCTTGTCCGCGCTTGCCTGGGCCTGCTCCCTGCTCTCGATAGAGATCGAACGGCTCGGATCAGGCGCCAAATTGGCCTGCCACACCCCACGGGCATTCAGCACGCGGGTGGTGCCGCGAACGGTGATTGGCACGGCCTTCTTGCGCTGCACTGGCAGCTTGGCGGGGGCGTCTGCGCCGCGTGGCCTGACGGATGTGAAGGCGTTGCTCATTCCGCGCCGCTCGGTCTTTTCGTGCGGGGCCATGGCTTACGCGGCCTCGGTGGTGGGCTTGGTGCAGGCGCGGGCAGCTAAGATTCCAGCGACACGCTCTGCAACGGACTGCCGCAGGACATCCGGCCACATATAGACAGCATGGGCAGAGACGTAGCCCATGGCCTCTGCTGCGCGCTTTGGCGTTCCTCCGAGTGCTCGGATAGCATCAGCCTTCAGCATGCCGCCCTGCTTGGCGCCACCAAGATCAGTGATGAATTTGCGCGTTGCAACGGCTTCCATGGCCCAACCGCAAACAGTGTCGAAGTGCAGGCCTTCAAACCATTCGACGGCATTGCGTTTGCTGGCTGCAGCAACACAACGGCGGATCAGTTCGGCCTCAGCCAAAGAAGCTCTGCCCACGCACTCAAAAACCTGCAGACCAACCACAGCAACACCGAGACAGGAAACGCGATCGGCGTGTGTTGCGATGCTCAGAAAAGTTTTGTCGGAACGACCAACCTTGATGTGCCCATTGGAGAACAGGCAAACGTAAAGGGATTGCATTTATGCTGCCTCCTTGGACGGGGTGGTGGCTGCGACTTCCTTTGCCAGCTTAATGAGCTTCAACGCATCAAATGCGCCTGCTGGGATGTCGCCAGATTCCCACCTGGAAATCTTGTGCTGCGCAATGCCGGTGCGTCGCGAAATTTCAGACTGCGACAGCGTGCGCCGCAGCGATTGGATGGCATCTTGAATTTTGTCCATGCGCCATTCTATGCCCATCTGCATAGCATTACAAGACATTTTTGCGTGCACACGCCAACCACCTCCTACGGGCGGTTTTTTTTCGTCTGACGCAAAAAACAATGCAAAACTGCATTGACAGCTTGCTACGCAGAAGCGCATAATTCACTCACGCCAACAAAACGGCGCGGGTGACAAGCCATCGAGCAGGCCACCGACAGCCCCTTAAAAATCCACCCCCTGCGGTTCCGCTCGAAAGAGAAGTTGACAGCAGGCGCAGCCCCGAAGCGTGACCAGGGGTGAGGCGGCAGAGCCAAGAACAGCAATCTGCCAAACGTCAGGGGCGCTCAGGTGGGCGCAACAACTGACGGACACGGCACTGATACAGATCAGCAAAGCACCGGCCAGCGGTGCGGCAGGAACCGGCCAAAACTGTCGAATTCGACGGAATTGGAGCACCGGGATATGCCTGCAAGCCATTCACCAGAGTGGCATTTCCCAAGCATCGCGGGCGGTGTTTGGGAATTCAACAGGAGTGCCAATGAAGCAAGAGCGCGCAATGCTCAAGCGCAAGAAGCCAGACAAGTTCGATGGCAGGCGCCGGACATACATAGACGAAGAGTTTGAGGTGATTGTGATGGCAGTGGTTGGGGTGTACGCCATGGTGCGCAGGCCCCAATGCGCGCCTTTCATCGTCTCGGCTAAAGAGCTTGTACGCAAGCAGTAACCAACCGTCCCGGCCCAGCGCCGGGGCAATACAAGGAGAGAGAGATGGACACACTGACTGCATTTTCCAAGGCTATAGCTGCGCAAGACCGTGAGCAAATGGTTTTTGATTGGGTAAAGGCTGCGAAGCTCATTAAAGAGCGCAAACCAACGCTTGCTCAGGCGGGCCTGCAGGGCGATTGGGAATGGACTGGCGGCACGATCTTTGAAGGCGGCAAACCAGTCTTGGATTCGTACACCTATTTGTCATCGAACCACGCCGCGCCGGAGATTGACTTGGATGGTGACCGATTCCCCTGCTACTGCATGCAATCGGATCAGCCGACATTCGACTCTGGCACGAAATGGCCTGCAGAGGCTTTGGCAATTCTCGAGTGAGCCAATCCCCACCCCGCCCCTACACCAGCGTCCTGGCGGTCAGGGCGTTTTTGAAACTCAAGGAGATAGAGATGTGCAAATGCGAGGAAGACATCAACGAGCGTTTGACCAAGCGCTATGCAGAGGGCGCGCCAACGGCTCGCGAACATAAGGTTCGCCTGCAGGGTTACGGCATCTTGATAAACAAGGAGGGCTGCGTGTCGCGCCCCTTCATGGAGTACGAGGCTACGGCATATGTCCCGATAAAAAAGGGCGGCGAAAAGGTCAAGAAGTCCAGGGGCAACATGTTCTTCAACTTCTGCCCGTTCTGCGGCGAAAAGATCGCAACCGACTAACCCCACCCCGCCCCTACACCAGGGGCCGGGAGTGCCCGGAGTAGTCCGGGGCCATCACATCGGCCTGTTGGCGCTGCTCCGATCAAGCCGCGCGCACAACAGCCTTCTCTCGATTTGCCGGGCGCGACACGCACCGGATGTGCGGGGGATGCAGCAGGCCGATGTGATGGTCAAGCGCAGCAATGCGTCGGGTTGCGGGAACGTGGCTGCCATCAAAACCGCACGCCAGGTATTGGGCGCGATGCAGTTGCGAGGACTGCATGACCACCCCGGAAAGACGGGGGCCATCAAGAAACGGGAATTTGCAGACTGATGCAAGGCGCCTAGAAGTTGTACAAGCGCCGCCGGGCAGACTTACCGCGCAAGCTGGAGATCAGTACCAGCCCCGTTTTTTGATGGTGCCCACGTCACAGCGTGGGAGTTGATGCCGCAATGCCTGTGCAGCATTGTGCGAATGAGCGGAGCCGGGTGGGGAATCCGGCCACCATCTCAAATATCCCCAAATATCTGGCAGCAGATAAACACACACAGCCCTGCAATGCGGGGCTTTTTCATTTCCGAAGGAGTCGCAATGCAGAACGTGCATCCCATCTTTCACCCCATCATGCGCGACGTCGCCCCGCCAGCAGGCGCAAAGCACTGGCAGGCCATGTGCATCCAGCTCAGAACCGAGCTGACGCAGTACGACGCGCCACGGTGCCCGCGTGGGCAGTTCGCCTACACGTACCGGCACCCGGAGCTGGGCGCGCTGGACTGCCACCTGGAGGGCGAGCGCGGCGACCCGGA